CGCGGGTCAAACAGCATCCGGTCTAACATTTAGAGTTAACACTCAGAAAAACGAAGCCGAACTTATTCCAATTATTAATTCTAACGGAGAAATTCAGGCTATTCAGATTTCAAAACCTGGCATTGGCTATACTTACGCGCTGGTGACAGTTAATACATCTTTAGATAAACCAAACACGGCAGGATTTGAAGAAGCGTCTATTCTATTGAATTTTGGAATTGGTGATATAGAATCTCGTCAGTCAACTGTTGAACTTACATCCGTTGATGGAGCTATTCACGTAATTAAAGTCACTGATCCCGGATTTGGATATACATCTCCTCCAACTATTACAGTCGATGGTGATGGTCAAGGATGTACTGCGACAGCATACTTGACAACGACTGGTAGTTTAGATAGAATTGAAGTGACGAATATAGGATATAATTATACACGAGCATCAGTGACTATAGTTGGTCCAGCCGCGTCTGCAGCGACTGCGCATGCGATTATTTCTCCGAAGGGAGGCCACGGTAAAGATGCTGTAGGTGAATTGTATTCAAAGACCATAGTTTTTCACGGCAATCTTTCTAAGGAAAAAAATCAAGGATTTACTTCTACGAATGATTATCGTCAAGTATGTGTCGTTAAAAATCCAAAAATGTATGGTAAAGAAACAAATCTACGTTCGGCTATAGCTTCTACATGTTTTATTGCGATTGGAACAACTGGACAAAGTGGATTCTCTTCTATTAATCTAGATGATATCTTAACTTGGACTGACACCACTGTAACTCCAAATAGATCTTATACATTCAGAGTTATTGAAAAGAATTCTTCATATTCTTCAACTGAATCTGCATTGTTGCTTTCATACTTAGATAATAAGATTCCTAATGCTGGTGCAACATTTGGTAAAGTCGGAGCAGTGTTTAGTACTACAAATATCATATTGCCAGACGTGAATAAGTTTTCTGGCGATATACTAACAATTGACAATAGATTAAAGTTTGCTCCATCCACTCAGCAAATTGTTGTCGTAACTAATTCGATTACATTCTAAATACTCGGAATAAATATATTAATCTGCACGATTAATTAATCATAAAGAGAAAAGTATGGCACTAAATTTCAATATTGAACCGTTCTACGACGACTATTCTGAAGATAAACAATTCTACAGAATTTTATTTCGCCCTGGATACGCAGTTCAAGCTAGAGAATTAACTCAGCTTCAGACTATTCTTCAGCAACAGATTAAGCGTCATGGCGATCATATGTTCAAGAATGGTGCGATGATCATTCCTGGACAAATCTCTTATGATTCTAAAACAGCATATGTAAAATTAAAACCAGAAATTTCTTCAAGTAGTGTTGTAAAAACATTCTCGATTCTTTCTTCGGTTGTTGGAAAAACATATCGCGGACAAACTTCTGGCGTTGAAGCAATTGTTCTTACAGCAACTCCTCTAGAAGTTGTTTCTGGTGTAACAGAACCAGACACATTGTTTGTTAAGTATACTCGTGGTTCTGGAAAATTTAGCGTAAATGAAATTATTTCTCCAGTAGATGGTTCTACTGGTTTAGACCTCGTTGTGCAAGCTTCCGATGCATTTGGTTTCGGTACAACAGCATCTATTGAAAAGGGCGTATATTATATCAAAGACAATTTTGTCTTAGTGGCTGCTCAAACAATAGTTCTTTCAAAATACAGTGGAATCGCCACTGCAAAGGCTGGCTTACAAGTAGTAGAATCTATCATTTATCCAGAAGATGACGAAAGTCTTCTTGATAATGCACTAGGTTCTCCTAACTATGCAGCACCAGGTGCGGCGCGCTATTACATTGATCTTCAGCTTTCAAAAGTTGATTACAACGCAGTCACAGACGATGGAGAATTCATACCTCTATTAGTATTACTTGAAGGTAAAGTTCAATTCTTACTTGATAAAACTGAATATGCTCAGATCGAAAAGACTCTAGCTCGTAGAACATACGATGAATCTGGAGATTATTCAGTTCGTGACTTCCCTATAGAAGTGCGTGAATATCGTAACAATGATCGTGGTGCTTGGGCGAACAATAAAACTTACATTAAAGGTGATATTGTAACAGCGAATAGTACAACATATAAGTGTATTACCACTCATACTTCAGCATCTAGTGGTTCTTTTGCTGTGGGTTCAAACTGGATTGCAGATACTACTCCAAATTATAATTATGGTGTAAATGCTGGTCCAACATATTCTCTAACTCCTTCAACAGATATCGTTCCTCTGACAAATCTAATATCTCTTGCGGTTGAACCTGGAAAGGCATATGTAAGAGGATACGAGATTGAAAAGATTACTACACAGTTCTTAACGTTAGATAAGGCGCGTAGTCTCTCATCATATGAGACTCAGACGCTTGATACGAGTCCTGGAAACTATATCTTAATCAGATCTCCTCACGCACTTCCTGATATTAATTATGATGTAACGTTTTATGACAAATATGGCGCAACAGCTGGTGCTGCTCCATCTGGAGGAAACGCAGTCGCAACTGCTCGCGTAAAGCAAATTCAATATCACTCAGCTGGAGTTTATAAGCTATTTTTATTTAATCTAGTTGTTAATTCTGGAAAGAATTTTGCAAGAGATGCTAAGTACGCATTCTCAAGTGGATCTGGAAGTTCAGCTGCTACACGTTTTTCTTCACAGTTACAGCCAGTATTATTTGAATTAGCTGGTACACTAAGTGCGTCTTCATCAAGTACTACTGTTACTGGCGTCAATACGCAGTTTATTTCGCAGCTTAAGCAATATGATTACGTTTCTATTAATGGTCTTGAGTATCAAGTAACAGGAGCAATAAGCAGCAATAATTCTATTACAATTGACACTGCAATTAGTGCTACTGCTGGAACAAAGATTTATCGTGTTGAAACTGAAATTGTAGATCCAGATAATTTGAGTTGTGTATTCAGACTTCCACGCTATGCTGTACACGATACACAAAATGTTCACTATTCGTTCTACAAAAAAGCAAGTAACGTTACTTCACCAAATACAATAACTGAAACTGGTTACTCATTTGGTGTAACAACAGATAACCGTAATTACATTGTCGTTGATCGCAGTAATGGTAACTTTTTAACATATACAAGTGGATCACCTTCATCTGGTCAATTTACTGTAAGTATTTCTGGTTCAAGCGCAACGTTTACAATTAATGGCACTGGTCCATATGATATCATCTATTGCATTCGTAAAGCCGCTGATGGATCTTCTGCTAAATTAAAACAACTCACTACAATCACTGAAACCGTATCCTTGTCTAGTGGAGTTGCTACATTAAGTAAGTCTGATGGCTTTGAACTTCTATCTGTTATTAGTGGATCTACCAACGTAACATCTAGCTTTATATTTGATGGTGGTAAGAGAGATTCTCATTACGATCTTGCAAAAATTAGTTTAGTGTCTGGCGCAAGCGTAACTGGCAGTGTAACTGTAACTTATAATTATTTCTATCACCAAGCTGGCGGAGATTATTATGCAGTTGATTCTTATACGCACAATAGTTCAAATGTAGAATATTCTGAACTTCCTCTAAATGTCATTAATGCAATTGATTTTCGTCCTGTAAAAAATACAGACGGTACTTTTGCCGGAGTCGTTACACCAAAATATGGTGAAGAAACCGATGTGCAATATGACTATTACTTAGGTCGTGTTGACAAGCTGTCGTTGGATTATTCAGGTCAATTCATTGTTACTCAGGGAATTCCAGCTGTCTCTCCTAAAGAGCCTAATTCTCCAAAAAATTCAATGGATCTATATGTATTTGATATTGAGCCTTATACATTCAGTGGATCTACAAATTCTATAAAAGTAAGAAGAGTTGAAAATAAACGCTACACAATGCGTGATATTGGAAAACTTGAAAAGCGTATTAAAAATCTTGAATATTATACAACGCTTTCATTGTTAGAACAAAACACTACCAATATCAAAGCATATGATCAATATGGCCTAGAGCGTCCACAAAATGGATTTATGGTTGACTCATTCACCAGCCAAGGTATAGGAAATACAGTATCTGCTGACTGGAAAGCATCAGTTGACGTAACTGCTGGTGAATTGCGTCCTACGTTTACTCAAAGCAATATCGCATTGTTTGAAAGCATTGGCACTAATTTAAGTAGAGTTGGTCGCAATTATAGTGTTTACGGCGATACGTTGATGCTTAAACCAGCATCTACAACACCATTAGTTTCACAGTTAAGAGCATCTCATTCTGAATCAGTAAATCCATTCAATATATTTACATTTAATGGTAAAGTTGATATTAATCCTTGGAGTGATACGTGGTTTGAAACAACCCGCCGCCCTGATGTTATCATCAACGATAATAGTAAGTATGATGCAGTCGTTAATAAAGCAAACGCTGATGGCGTATTAGGAACAGTTTGGAAGTTATGGCAAACAAACTGGCAGGGTGAAACTCTTGTTGCACAAGATTCATCTACTCAACGCGGTGGTATTTTATGGAATGATGGTGAACTTCCAATATACACTGGAGCTCAAACAAATAGAGTGATTGCTGGTTTAGATACCGGAGTAGGTGCATATAGCATGAGTTCTGGCATCATACGTGATGTAACAGTATCTACCTTTGCACAATCCGGCACAGCAGTTTATAAAGGAACTAATACTTACATTCAGCCTACAGTTACAACAAGTGTAGTAGGTGATAAGATTGTAAGCACAGAAGTAATTCCTTACATGCGTTCTCGTAAAATTCTTTTCCGCGGAGAAGGATTTAAGCCAGAAACTAAACTATATACGTTTTTTGATGGAGCAAATGTAGATTCATACGTAACTCCAGCAAAAAGAATGACATACGTTCCATATGGAAGTACCGTTGTTCCAACATTTGCTACTACAGTTAATGTTGGTTCTAACATTAACAATGCTGCACGTAAAGTAAGTGGTGACGTAACTGGTGCATATTCATATGGAGAAGTTCTTCACGAATATGTGTCTATTAATGGAGCAGCTCCAGTTTCAACTGGAGTAACTTGTATTGTTATAGGTCAAGAAACATATAATGGAACGAATTATGCATATATTGACAATGTGCTAGGAGGATCTTTAAGCTCAAGCACATCTTCTAATGTATATTATCTTGAAGCAGAATTTGATAGTTCAAGAAAAGTTCAGATGACTTATGTTTCGACTCCATCTGAATTAAAAACCACATACACTGGTCAGTTGTTTGGAACATATACAATTCCAAATTCAACTCAAATGAGTTTCCGTACTGGAACGCGTAGATTACGATTCACCGATACATCTGATAATATTCGCGCAAATGAATCTACCTCAGGTGAAACAACGTATACTGCAAGTGGAGTAATTAATACTTACGAAAGAACAGTTCTTTCTACTAAAACTGCTGAAGTTGTTACAGAACAACTTGAAGATAAGACAGAAGCAGTCAGCAGAACCGCAACTCGTATTACGCGTGATACCGGTTGGTATGATCCTTTAGCAGAAACATTCTTAGTAGACGTTGAAGGTGGCGTATTCATAACTGACGTAGATTTGTATTTTGCTGCAAAAGATTTGAATGTTCCAGTAAGAGTTCAAATAAGAAATACTGAAAATGGATACCCAGGATCTACGATTCTTCCATACAGTGAAGTTCTCATGTATCCATCATCTGTAAATGTCGATTCAACCGGGCAGACTGCTACTAAGTTTACATTTAAAGCTCCTGTATATTTGCAAAGTGGAGTTGAATATGCTCTCGTGGTTATGTCAGATTCTGCAAAATACAAAGTATGGATTGCTCAGGCTGGTGAAGTAGACATCAATGGTTCTGGCTTAATTGCAACACAACCATATGCTGGCGTATTGTTCAAATCACAGAATGCTTCTACGTGGACTGCAGATCAAACACAAGATCTAAAATTCCAACTTAATAGAGCAGTGTTTAACACAGCATCTACTGCAACTGTGGATTTGATTAACCAGCATGTAAGTTCAGATATCTACTATGATCTGTATAATATAGACGTAAATAAGATCGTATTACCGGATACTGCTATCACAGCGACAGTGAATTCATCTGGTGTTAATCTTGGAGAAAACATTTATTTAAATACCACTGCAAAAATTGCAGATTCAGTTGAAGAAAATGGCACGCCATCATTCACAACTACACTAGCACTTTCTACAGCTTCACCAAACGTATCTCCAGTAGTTGATTTAGGTCGCTGCTCATTAACATTGGTTCGTAATATCATTGATTCAGCTTCTAATTATGTAGAAAATGCTGGAACGAATGATGGTGAAAAATACGCAGAAACTGGAACTGCTACGGCTAAATATGTAACAAAACAAGTTCGTTTAAATGAAGCCGCAACAAATCTAAGAATACTCTTTGATTGCAACGTTCCTAATGATGCTGATATTGATGTGTACTATCGAGTTGGAAATTCTTCGGATTCAGCGTTCTTTGATAGTCAATATGCTCTTGTAACAAGCTTTATTAAATCATATATTAAAACAGAAAATGCACGTAAATTCGGTGAAGTTGAAGCTCAATTAGAATTACAAGCATTTGACGCGATTCAAGTTAAGCTTGTTATGAAATCAGTAAATAGCTCTAAGGTACCACGTATTAAAGATTTAAGAATTATTGCATATGCATAATCTTATTAAGATTGAAAGTTCAAACAGTTTGGCTAGGGATCTCTCTAGCCACGCTGTCATTTCTACTTCAAAAGAAACTTTTAGAGATTATCATAGAAGAAAAACTCTCGCCGAACAGCAGATGAATGAGAGCAAGAAACAACAAGATGAAATTGATGCTTTAAAAAATGACATAAGTGAAATTAAGACAATGCTTCAGACATTAATCAAAAGGTAAGATATGGCACTAGTTTTTAGAACCGATCAGACTACACCTCTGACAAATGACCAAGTAGATAATAATTTTAAATATCTACGAGATCAGATAACTTTAAAATATAGCATTTCTGATTTCACTGCTGCTAACA